CCAAGGTGCCATCTGGCTCCGGACATCCCCTTTTGAGCAACGGAATCTTTAAATTTGTATCTAACGTAATCTACTTCTTGCCAAGCATCCAACCAAGAGTCGGGTATTTCTGATATTTCTGTTTTTAAATTTCTATCAGAAGTATTTATTGCGCCGAGGCCTGCAAATACCTCCTTCCATCTAACTGAGGAAGATCCTAAATTTCTTATCGAAGTAGTCCCAGCCGGTGCAAAAGCACCACTCGTCATTATATAACTAGTAGTTGCGGCTGGAAAATTGAAATTAATAGCGTCATTAGCCGAAAAAGTTGAAATATTCAAAGCTGAGCTACTAGTAGCCGAAATACTATTTCCACTTAACGCTCCAACAAAAGTCGAGGCATACATATTAATTCCAGAAAAAGTATTGCCACTGAACGTATTGGAATACATATTAGTAGCTCCAGAAAAAGAAGCTCCGCTAAAACGCGTTGCGTAAGAATTATTCGCATTCATTCTATTGCCGGTTACAACTCCACCATATAAAAACGTGCCAGAAAAAGTGGGAGAAACAAGCACAGGCGGCGCACCTCCCTGTGCAGAAAGATTAATATATACACTTGCAGTAGCATCAGCTTTTCTATAGCCAGGAAGATAAGTAGAATTGAATAATAAATATCCAGTACCGGCACTCGCAGTAGGATTAATATTACTACCAGACAAGCCGGTCGCATAAGGTGCCACACCGGTATTAGAGTTTACAAAAAACGACGATAATGAACTATTAGCTAATCCACTCGCTGAATAGCTATCCATAGAAAAACTCTCACTAATAAAATTAACAGAACCATATTTAAAATTAACTGAATTCCCGTCGAAAGTATTCGTCCCAATAAATGTATTATTTCCACCAGTTAATGCAGTTTCCTCTAATTTCGCCAAGCCCTTTCCGCTAAGGGTAGGTCTGAAAAAAAAATCTTTCACGCCCGACACTGGCTGATTGCCGTAATTATATAAAAACCCCCCGGTCTGTACATAAGGATACTGAACAGATACGCCTGAAAGAGAGTTTAAAGACGTAGTTGTTGCAAAGTATCCGGATCCATATTGACCCACAAGACCGGAAAAATCAGCATCTATCTGTTTTAATTTTATTTTATTTATGCCCATAATTACTTTCTGCTATGGTAAAGTATACATGCAGATCTATTGTCTAAGCTATGATTTATAGCAAGTTCGTCTATTTTGTTATAAATTTCTGGATTAGATTTGGATGGATCGTCAACGTAAGATTCACAAATATTATTCCACTCGATTAATTCTTCATTTTGAGCAATTAAAATTGCCATATCTGAAGCCACCTCGAACTGCTCTTTATTTAACTTTTTAATTTTAAATTTAGCTTTAAGGATAGACTCTATTTTTTTCTCCAATGAAGTAAGAGATGAAATAGTAACTTTTATTTTATCGCAACTGAATTGATTAACATTTTCCAAATCAGAAGCGCCGGAAACTTGTTTTCTTGGTACCGACTGCTTTATGCCGCTTGTCCCAGAGGGTCTTCCAGAATTTCCAGCGGGATTTTTACTACCGCCAGATGATCCAGCGGACTGCTCCCCCGACGTATCCTTAACTCCGCCTATCAAGGGCTGATAGTAACCCTTTTCCTTCAAATCTTTGTATTTCTTTTGAGACTCGATACTTTCTTCCGAAGTCGGAAGCCTACCGCTCTGAAAAACATCAAATCCCTCTTCTGGAGTGAGCACGCCAAGCTCTATTAGTCTAGAATAAACCCTACTCATTAAAACATTATCCTCGAAGTCTATATCCTCAAGTTTCGGAGTTGGAACCTGCTTAAATCCAAGCGCTTTTCCTACCTCTTTCATTTCCGGTATTAAAAAATCTCGTAAAAACTTTTCACGACCATACTTTAAACGAGCAAAGAATACTTTGACTTTTATTGACGTATTTGAAAACTTTTCTTCTCCAAAAAGAATACTATTCAACCCCATGCGAATATCGTTATCCAATATTTCGTATTTTTTAGGATCAAGCAGATTTCCTATATCCGGAATGACAAATTTTGCATTAGTTGTATAATCAGCCACAAGAACCTTACCAACGCTCTGATTTTCAAAAAGCTTTCTCATTGATATTAGATTCTGAGCACTCGGCATACCAACTTTTTCATCGCCCATGGTAATCATCAGAACAGCCTGTTGAACAGATCTAGCAATAGCTTGATCTATTTTTTTCAACTCCAGTTTAGAATTTATATCCTCAAGCACGGCAAATCCCATAGGGACAGAAAGCGGTTCGTAATTTTGTTTCTTGTAAAAAACAGCAACCAGTCTATCCTTATCGAGCTGTAATCCAACATTATTTAAACCAGACGGAATACCCTTAGATACTTTGCTTTTATTTCTATCTATAATATTTTTAATTTCAGGAATTTTTTCTGCTATCTGTCTGTCAGATTCCGTCTTAGGATTTATCAAGCTTTGTAACTCGTAGTCGTTTAGCATCTTGACATATACATTATCCAAGAATGATGATGATGTTATTATATTAATATCAGCAGGATTAAGTACTATATATTTTACTGGAACAGTAGCTGTCGAATCAGAAAGCTTAGAACCAACCGATCCAAAAGCGTCTTGAATTTTCATCATACTGTCTCTACCAAATTCAGCTCTAAATTTATATATAAAAATATTACCACTTCTATAAAATTCTCTATAAAATTGATCCTGCAAATCCCAACAATTTATTTTTTGCAACCATAAGTCGAAAAACTTTCTGCTCTGCTCATTTCCACCAGTAAGATAAATATCAGAAAGGCTAAACTCCGTCATTAAGTCGATGGTATTTCTAAATATGGGAACATTCCAATAAGCTTTTTGACAAAGAACAATAGTATCTTTCGCGGATATATTGGAGTCATAATTGCCCTTACCACTACCATAAATAAAAGGAACCACGCCACGCTCGAGATTAGCGAACCTATCTGTTCTAGTTATCGAACCCGAAGAATTTCTTCTCATTGAAGTATCTCCCGATCTCTCACAAGTGGAAGCCAAGGATACGCTTAAATTATCATCCAGTGAAGCCATAACAGCCTCAGGAAGCTCTATTTTTTCACGCTTATTTTGCGACTTAGAAACCGTAGAATCAGTAGATAAAATATTTTCCAGCTTTTGTTTAGACATCAATTTTCCTTTATTTTATTAATTAAAATACTCAATTAACAATTATATTATTGTATAATTCTACACGTTTTATAGAAAAAAGGGTGTAAAATTATATTTGGGCTTTTCCGCCTTGTCAGAGTGGAGATCGAAATATGCCTTAACAGCCCAGTTACCAAGCATCAAGGCGGAATAGTTATCTTTTCTTGGCTTATTTGCCGTTGTTAACCTTCTCAAGTGAGACGGCAAATCAAAACTCTGTGTTCCGCGAGCCGTCGAAGAAACCTGAATGAGCGCACACTGATCCTTTGTATCTTTTATTATAAAATCCTGCTGCTCCATAAAATCCCTAATACCCAATTTGGCTCTTTCAGACGCATCATCTGGAGCATCATCTATCCCCTTTGGATAAATATAGTCAATAGGAATATTCAAAGAAAACATTTGATTTACTATGTCCGGGTGCGCGCATGAGGCGCTGGCAAACCATATTCTTTTATGATCTATACAGCTTTGAAGATAACCATTGGCTCTACCTATAAATGATGAAGTAAAGTATTGCTTAATGCATATAGTTCTAGTGTCTAGATTATATTGAGTTTTAGCACCCTTAAGCATTTCGTTGTACTCATCGCCCTCCTTATCAGAATTAAATTCAAAAAAGCCGACCTTCATTCCTTTTGCTTTAAAAATAGCTGATCCATTTGCGGCTTCTATGAACTGATCGCCACCGGCGTTATCAATTATTATAAGCTGTATATTAAAGTGAGTTAGTAAGTAATAAAAGTACTTTATGTGATCTTGAATGCTTGTTCCAGCCTTCTGGTACCCATGAACATAAATAGAAGTACCATCTTCTTGATTTAATTCTAAAACCGCCATGGCAAAATAATCTGAACTTTTAGATGCACTAAAACTTGGATCTATAGCTAGTACATATTTTTTATCCTTATCTCCAACTATTTTAGTAGTCGGATATTGCCCATTTGGGACCGTACATAATGTCATTTTTTTAGGTGAAAAATAACCATCTCCGCCATCTACAAATCTTGCGCAATACTCCCTGAGAAATGCAGAATGACTTATTCCACCGCTTTTTGCTAGTTGTATAACGCCCTGATCAATCATATGCTCGGGCAGTGACTCATAACTCATTTGAGAAACAAAATAAGTAGAGTTCTTCATGGCTTCCATTCTGTCCTCTCCTATTCTTTCGCTATCGCCTAATAAACCAGGATCCCTAATTATATCAGACCAAATAGAATAAAGCTCAAAAAGGTATTCAAATGTATAACTAGCAGAACTCAGCGTTATCATCTTGTTGGCATTCTTAAATACCGTTCTATCTTTTTCGCTTAGTCTGCCAGCTTTGATCATTTGATCTTCTATTTCTCTAACTCTAATTCTTTCCGCAACATCAAGAGGAGAACTCATAAACGGCATCAGAACACGTTCAACAATATCTTTTGGCATCAATAAAAATTCGTCAATAATTAAAACAGATGCTCGGTAACCTCTAGTATTTTCACCGCCAAGCGGAATAGCGGTTATAGAGCCGCCATGTGGTAATTCAACCGGGTAAACATACTCATCATTTCTCTTAACTGGATCCTTAAAGCATTGCCTTGCCAATCCGGCATCTTTGGCATTGATCATTTTATCAACTTCCATAAACAACCTTCTAGAAGTTCTAAAGTTAGCTGACGCTATCAATATTTTAGTACCAGGTTCAAAAATGCACTGAAGTATACAAAAAACAGCAGCGCAAAAACTTTTAGACGCACCTCTTCCCCATGTCAACATGCTAAAATTCCTATTAAACATCGCCTTAATAGTTATTTCTTGATACTTCTCAAGCTTTATTCCTAAAAATAACTCTGTAGTTAATCCTATATTTGATTTTAAAAATTTAGCAAGCGTTATACGCGCCGTAGGATCATCCATTTCACCACGCATCTCCAAAAGCTCCTCATTGAAGTGCCTATCTGGAATAATAATATCTTGATTTCCTACTTCCCACATATATTAAATAAGTTTATGTTCTATCAGGTATTGAAAATCTAATGTTTTTGCCGCGTCGCAATCAAGTGAAAGTATTTTAGGAATAATTTCAGACGACTCTTTTCTGCCGCCAGAGAAACAAAATTGAACCGTTTCGGGAAAGCTTTTACATATATCTCTAAACCTATGAAATATAAAATCAGAAGACGCCTTAGCATATCTTCCAGTTCTAGAGTAAGAAAACGACAAAAACTTATTAATATCGCACTCTGTGACCACCACTATGTATCCACCAGCTTCTTTTGCCCTAAGTACCTCCTTATTGAATCTATCAAATCCGGAAGATAGAGTAGAAACCAAATCGCTTAATGATTTTCTTTCCACGGCTAAGACTTCATCGCATGAGTAGTCCCCAAACTCAAGTTTCTTGCTTACTATCTCGCAATTTATAAGTTTTATAGGCTTTTGCTCCCTCGTATCAACCGTTATGTTTTTCTTA